AAATATTGTGCCATACACATCAAACGTTCATGGTCATAGTATGGACGATCCGAATAAATAAATGCTAATATAAATAACAACATTGTTTCAATCGTCGCAACCTTTACTTTATTATTATTTAATGTAATTTCATTATAACTATAACAACCATATGGTTCGTATATATAACATATTATATCTCCATTAACGGAAATTTCATAATGTGTTAAAATAATATCATCACCCACACTTTGCTTTTTTATAACATCTATATATTTAAAACCATTATTTTGTAATTTTTCTTTTAATATATAAGCAACTGCTTTAGGATCCATTGATAAAACATCAAAATCAGGAACATCTTCTAGTTGTTTTTTTTCATTTTTAGGCATATAACGTCCATATAAACTAGCAGCATACCCTCCAATAAAAAGACATCCTTCATTAATCATAACATCTTTCACTACATTATGTAATGCTTCATTTATTTCATTATTTTTGGGAAAAATTCTGGTAAAATTTATTTCAGAACATTTATAATTCGCAACAAAAGGATAATGTTTATTTAATAATACAAGGCGTTTATATACTTTTTCCCATCGCGAAACATCGCCATCCGGTCTAGACAATTCATTATACATATGTAATCTTAAATAATCAGGAGGAGAATAGGATATTCCATCTTTACGTATTGATTGATTATAGATGACCTTAAATAATATTGAATCCATTTGAGTTATATCTGCAATTGGTATAAAATTAACAAAAACCTTATAAGTTCCTGTATGTATTCCTGCTCTAACTTCAATTTCAGTGTATCCTTCTTTTGCGTATATATCAGCCAATTCTTTGGAAAGAGACATTGCCTTTGAAGAGTAAAAATCATAATCAGGAATTTCAATATCTTTATTATAAAATTGGTCATTTAATGGTAAAATATTATTTATAGCAGTTCCTCCATAACAAACAACTTTTTTTCTTCTAAGAAATTTTTCCAATATTTTAATAATAGCATCAATATTATTTGATTGTTTTATTTTTAAACCAGTTTTTTTTTCGGCCATATCAACTGCATTTCTTAATAATGATAATTCTTTTTCTTGAAACGTTAATTTTTTATTACAAGTATCATTTTTAACCATTATTCTACTTATAATAAATAAATATTAATTTTATTATAAATATTAATAATTTACATTTTTAATTGTGCCAAATTGTCATTTACAACAAATGGTTTTTCAGCATAAGATAATTTTTCATCTTGGTCGGATGGCTTAGGTATAAATACAGGCACGTATCTAAGATTTTCAGGTTTTAATATAAACGCATACCCAGCATTATCAAAATGCTGTGTATAATCTTTCATATAATTATCAAAGTTTTGAAAAGATAATCCAATCATTTGACAGCCATATACACTTGCCAGTCGGTGTGAATAGTTTTTATTATTAGGAGATATATCAGGCAAAACAATTGTCATATTTTGTTTATTATAATGTTTTAAATCATCTGGGTCATGTGTAAATTTAACTTCACTAAATCTCAACTCTCTTACAAATGCAGAATTACTCGTTATATTTACATATTCATTTAATAGAGTTGATACAAAAATTGGATTTGCTTTATCTACCATAATAATTACTTTTTCTTTTAATCTTAATAAGGGGTAACTTCCAATATTTTTTCCATTATTTTCATAACTAAAATTTTTTCCTAATAATTTTTCAGATAATGTATCATATAATTGTTTCGCAATTTCGTCGTGTATTTTTGTACTACTCGTCATAATTCTAAAATGTAAAATTAAAGGGTCTTTCGGATTTGGGCAATTACTACCTGAAAATGCATAATTTGCAACAGTTTCCATTGCTCTAGAAAACAATATTGTATTGTAGGTTTCTTTAACATTGAAATCAAGATTTGATGATGCCGCAATAACCGGTTGATTATCAACAGAATATATTTCAAAATCTAAACAACGTGCTCCTTGCCTAATACAACTACGTAATGCGCATAAATTTACAAAATCATTTTTGTATTTACCTGAAGAACAGCAATTATATGCTGTTTTTATATAATAATCCCTCAACTTGAAATTTTTAAAATTATCATTGTTCTCACTGATACTACTAATAAGTGGAAATTTAGAATATACTTCATCAATATTTGCACAATTTTTCTTGTTCAATCCAATTTTATTGACACTCCATACAAATATCATAAGGAATAACAAAAAAATGATAACAATCATTACTTGCGTAATTGAATCTGTTTTTGCCAAATCACCAAATGATTTAATTTCATCAACTGTATTAACTAATCCAGCATTAAATGTTTTTGCAACACCTGTTCTAATTATTGATGTAAGTTCCGATGTTTTGTCTCCAAGAAATCTTGCTACCTTATTATTTGTTACCATTTTTATTCCCTTTTCACCCAAATTACCTACTGCATTAACTCCAGTTTTTGCAAATTTAGGTGTTACTTTATTAACACCTTTTGCTACACTATTTGTTGCATTAACTCCAGCTTGTACAGAACTCATAACTTATATTAACATTTCATTTTTTTTTATACATAATTACAATAAATAGAACTATTATAAATATTAATAATGTAAAACAAAAGTGAATTAAAAAAGTATCATCATTATATAGAAAAGGTATGCCTGGTGGAATACTAAATTTAGTGTCATATGGTAATCAAAATATAATGTTAAATGGAAATCCATCAAAGACAATGTTTAAATGTAAATATTCTAAATATACAAATTTTGGCTTACAAAAATTTAGAACAGATTTTGATGGATTACGTACACTTCGCCTTAATGAATCCTCTCATTTTAAGTTTAAAATTTCTAGATATGCAGAATTATTAATGGACACCTATTTAGTAGTTTCACTACCACATATATGGAGCCCTATATTACCACCAAATGGTGATGATAGAAATCAATGGCGTCCCTACGAATTTAAATGGATTAAAAATATTGGTTCACAGATGATTAAAGAAGTTAAATTTACAATTGGTGGTCAAATTATTCAAAAGTTTTCTGGAAATTATTTACAAAATTTGGTAGAGCGTGATTTTAACGAGAGTAAAAAACAACAGTATTACAATATGACCGGAAATGTAAGTGAGTTAAATGATCCAGCAAATTCAGGGACACGCACGAATGTATACCCAAATGCGTATTATGAAAGTAATGATTTGGGTTCAGAACCCTCTATAAGAGCAAGAAAGTTATATATTCCATTAAATATTTGGTTTACATTAGCAGCAAAAATGGCATTCCCGTTAGTAAGTTTACAATATAATGAATTAAATATTGAAGTTGAAATGCGTCCGATTAATGAATTATATGTAGTGAGAGATGTCACTGAAGAACATATGAGCTATATACAAGGAAATCAAACCATAGATGAATTCCAATTCTATAGATTTCTTCAACAACCACCAAACGTTCAATTAGATTATACGTCTGCAGATAAGAGAACAAATTGGGCAGCAGATGTTCATTTAATAAGTACATATGCTTTTTTATCTGAAGATGAAATGCAAGTATTTGCTGCGAATCATCAACAATATTTAATAAAAGAAGTATATGAATATTCATTTCCTAATGTTACTGGAACAAAAAAGGTTAAGCTAGATAGTTTAAGTATGGTTGCAAACTGGATGTGGTATTTTCAAAGAAGTGATGCTTATTTAAGGAACGAATGGTCTAATTATAGTAACTGGCCGTATAATTATTTACCATCAGATTTAAAACAGCCCTCTCAAAAAAATGGTTTTAGTAGTATAAACTTGGATGGTATAGATTATACTCCGGCATTTGATCCGATAGGTGTTGGATGTTATAGTGGACAACTTAACTCTCCCTCAAATCTTTATGTTACTGGGCGTTATAATGTAGGAAATCAAAAAGACATTATGCAAACATGGGCATTATTATTAGATGGTAAATACCGCGAAAATGAGTTTGATGCTGGTGTTTTTAATTATGTAGAAAAATACTCACGTTCATCTGGAAATTCGCCTGACGGACTGTATTGTTATAATTTTAATTTAAAAACAGATCCATTAGATTTTCAACCAAGTGGCGCAATGAATATGAGTAAATTTAAAGACATTCAATTTGAATTCAATACATTTCAACCTCCTCTTGACCCTGAAGCACAGGTATTTACAGTATGTGACCAAACAACTGGTGAGATTATTGGTGTAAATAAACCAACATGGCGTATATATGATTATAATTTTGATTTGACTGTTTTTGAAGAACGTTTTAATATTTTGACATTTACTGCAGGAAACGCTGGATTAATGTATGCTAGATAAATGTATGCTAGATAAATGTATGCTAGATAAATGTATGCTAGATAAAGGATTATAATAATGAGATAAACCTACAATAAATATACAGTTATAAAATAATAATATATTTATTATTATTTTAATTTATT